TAGGTAATGCGCTGTTTACGCAATCGAAGAATTAACTGTTTACGGCGTTTGCCTAAATCTTGAATCTGTACTTGATGGGTACGGATTGCATCGGTAAGAAGTTTGACCTCATCAAGTCCTTTGCCGTCTAACTCTGTTGCTTCCATAACTGTACTCATATCGCTTCTCCTTCTTCGAACAGGCGTTCGACAGCATCGTCAAATTTAACTTTCTTTTGAATGTGATTCGCTGTTGCAACAAACTCTAATTCCATTTTCATCATGGATTTTTTGTATGCAATTAGCATTGCAAAATAAAAGGGCAGTATAAAAAAACTAGCAATCGCTAATCCAACTACTGTCCATATTAAATTCCAGTTCAATATGTCCTCTCCTTCTTTACTCCTCGTATGTAAATAACTAACGAATTTTTATCGTTCTTAGGTGGCAGAAAAACTAACGACTTAACAAACTTTGAAGAATCGTCAGGAAGAACTCCTGCATCTACAAGTCCGTCAATCGCCGCTTTGACTGAGGGATTACACGCCCCTACATCCTGTAAGCGACCACCCTTCTGATGTGGTTCAACCGTGACGGTAATCCACGACATAGGAGGTATCTTCTCATATTTAGCCAAGAGTTGAAAACCCGCTCGCCATTCTTTTGTAAGTTTCGCTCGTTCCCACCGATTGCCAGCCCGTTCAGCATTTGTTGTCCAAGGTCGCTGATTGAACTCAAGGCGATAAATCGTTTGTTCGCCTTCATCGATTTGGCATAAACATTCCATGGCTTAAGCATGAGGGTTAGTCCTTGTCATGTCCAGTTGCGTTTTACGGGCATGATTGTCTAACTGCCACCAAGAACCAGTTTCATCTTGAAATGGAATAGTTTCAGCCGATTCAACCTTTTGAATTAGGTATCCAAGTTCTCGGGCTTTATCTCTATTTGACTCAACCCATCCATGGCATCCGCTAGTTCCAGTACCACAAAGAACAATAAGATTCGCTGATTCGTGAAGCATTTCATTCTTTGACCCGCCCATCATTCGAGGGCGTCGATGATGGACTGACATAGGAAAACCTAAGAAGTCTCGATTACATCTTTCACATTTATAGAAAGCACGGGCTAAGACTGCCCATCGGGTTTCTTCAGAAACTCGGTTAGGTTTAGGTTTTGCCATTGGAGTCTCTCGTCTGCGATGGCGTCCAAGCAAGCAGGGCATACCTCTGACGCCGTTTGAACCGCCATCTGCTGTACCAACCTACAAATTGAAATATCCTCATGAGTTAGGTGCCACCGTCCCATTATCATTTTCCAACGGAGCATCTTGACCTCTGTTCAATTTATCCAGTAATTCTTTTTTAATTTTTGCTACAACTTCAGGAGAGGCTTTTTCTTTTTCTCTTTTTTCCCATTCTAAAGACATTTGGCGACTGCGTTCACGCTCTCTTTCGTCGGCAAGTCTACGACGCCATTCTCGATTTATGTGTGATGGAGTGATGGCTATGTCGAAGTTTGAATAATGCCAAGAAACAAGTTTCTTTGCCTCATCTAAAGATACATCGGAATCTAAAGACTCAGCCCATGCTCGAACCTTTAACTCATCAACTTGGATACGCAAGTCATAAATGCCAATGAATCCTAAAAGGATTGCTAAGTCAGAGAGACTCATTGCGGAACTTTTCTGCCAAGTCGATTGCTCTAATTGCTGATTGTTCATGCTTAGTTTTAACTCCTACTCCTCTTAGAACTAAATCCATTTGTCTCATTGAAGGAACTGTCCCTATGTAGTCAAGGGCTTGTTCAATCTGTTCGGCTGTATAGCCTCGCTTCTCTGCCGCTTGGCAGATTGCTAATAGAGAGTGCCAAGCACTTTTACCTAAAGGCTTGACTCTTTGCTTCTCCCACCATTTTCTAGCAACTGCCTCCGAGAGTGCGATAACTGCGATAGCAGTTTCGTCACTCTTCGTTGTAGATAGGACGGATGTATAGGACGGATGGTACGGAGTGGCGTTGGGGAGTTGCACCTCCAAAGTTGGGGAGTTGGGGGTATCTGAGTTGGGGAGTTCTACCTCTCCTAAACTTTGTTCCTCCCCAACAGAGTTGGGTAGTTTCTTCCATATCAACTGATAGACGGTTGCGTTGCCACGGGAGTTTCCCTTGGTAATAATCTTCAAGTGTCCATCGGCAATCATCTCGTTAATAACCTTTCGGACATACTCAACAGAGCATCGACCTTTAGTTGAGAGATTAGATTGAGATGCAAAAAATCGACCATCATCATGAGATATATCGGCGAGCGCTAAATGGATAAGTAGGCGGGTGCCATCATAAGGCGAGTCTGCCCAAACTTTAGTTATCCATCTAATACTCACAAATTACCTCCACAATGCGGACAACACTTTTTGCGTCCCTGTTTTTCTACAACTCGACCTTCAATAAAAGAAACATCAACATAGACTTTACATCCATCTCGACTCTCTTTAAGCCGAGCAATGCGTCCAGTTTTATGAAGGACGGACAATACACCCGAAGCGGTTCCATGGTGTAGTCCAGTAATCTGCGAAAGTTCTTTCCAAGTCAAACCCAACATATCTCGTTGAGATAGAAGGTTCAAGGCTTGCGCTTGACGCAGAGCGGTCTTTCCTGACCTATCTGCACTAAGCGCTCGCTGTCTTGAAGTATCGGTTCCGCTATGTCCTGAAGTTCCGTTATACGGTAACTCGGGCTGGTTCTTCAATAGTGCTGACATCTTCAGATTCCTCTTCCAACTTTGGCGGGTTCAACTTTGTTTGTTGCTCTTTGAACTTGGCACGGAATTGGTCAAGAAGTCCAACTGGGTAAGAGTCCTTGTTCGTAGTTATGTACTGACCGATTTCAGATAAAGATTCAATCGTGGTTGCTTGATGAATCTTTGTCAGAATTGCTTGAGGTGCTAGAACATCATCTGAACTTGAGCGTTCGTATGTTGTTGCATCGGGGTCGGCTTCATCTGTTGGTAAACATAGCGCTTGAAGTAATGCTGTTCTAAATGCGACTGACATTGCTTTGGCTGTCGCTTTATCACCTGAGTCCATTGCTTCACCAACAACTGTTGTTTTGATAGCGTCACCGTTAGCACCGATAAATGTATAAGTGACTTTGACTTTGACATGACCCATCGCTGTTCGATTACGACCAATCTCAACTGTGTCATACGAATAGTCCTCTACTGTCGGTACGACGATAACTCCAAACTTTTGTAGTTGTGGAGATACTGCATTTACAACTGCATCAATTCCTCGGAAATTAAATCCTTGGGCTTGATTACGGTCTTTCTTAGCGATACCGCCAACTGCTTTCATAACCTCATTTAAGGCTTGGGCAATCGATAATTTAGTTTCCATGTTTTCTCTCTCTACTCTGCGATTACAAACGAGACTGAAACTTCAGCGGGTACAACTTTGACTGAAGGAACAATTTCGCCTTGGGTTGATATTACTTTATCTTCAGACTGATTCAAAGCACCTAGCGCTTTTTTATCAATTTCTTTTTTAACTCGTACTAATTCAGGGGCATTGGTCTCAGCCCATTCAAGGAACTTAGATTCATCCTCAATATCGAACTTAACTCGACCTGAAATAGTTTTGATGGTGCCGTGGGGCAGAACTATGCTTTTACGGTCTTTAGAGCGCTCCTGAAGGGCGTAAGGGCGTAGGTTAGCCTCAAACCATTCAGCATCCCTGTCGAGGGCTGTATTGACCTTTACAAGCCATTCTGAGACCCTATCAACTTCTCTGTCAAAGATGGCTTTGTTTTCTGCTTGCTTGCGTCGGATAGATGCAAGTTTTCGCATTGCCCAATCTGCTTTAGAATCGTCATCAACGACGAATGGCTCACGGGCTGGTTCTTCAATGACCTCGAAGTCATCAACTGGTGTTACTGGTAATGCGTTGTCCATGTGGACTCCTCTCGTTAGGGAGAGGGTACTAAACGGGGGTTTAGATTGTCAAGCCCTACAACCCAATGATTTGTCCAACATACATGGAGGCACCGACAACTGTGGCAATGAAGAGCGCCCCGACGGTACGAATGACCCATTCGGAGCGACTCTCCATCTTTTCAAGACGGTCTGTTATGTGTTCCATGGCTTGCGTGACTCTTTCAGAGTCGGAGTCATAAACATCTTTGCGAAGATAGGTTTGGCTGACATTTAGATTCATCTGCTTGACTTCCATAGTTAGGTCATCAAGCCGACGCATAATCTCTCCTAAACTTGGCTTTACCTCTTCGCTCATTTTTATGCCCTTGCTCTTGCTTCGTCTGCGGACTGAGCAACTGCTTCAAACTTAGGTCGTCCAAAACCGACAATCGCAACTGCAAGGTTAGGCTTGAATTTGTTTCTGTTCTTTTTCTTGTAGGCACGAATTTTAAGGCAAACTTCTCCGCCGTTGCGTTGGTCGCCTTTTTTATCTGAACTGGTATTTCCCTCTATACAGGTGACTGTGCCGTCTTGATTGTCTTTGACAACAATTCCAACATGGCTAATTCTATCAACTCCGTCGGCAGGAAAATCAAAATAAACAATATCTCCCGCTTGAGGTTGAGCATCTTCCCCTTCGAACCAGCGTTTTGATTTTTTGAAAGCATCTGCTCCCGCTGGTGTGTATACGGTATTAGGAATTTCAACTCCTGCTTTTTTACCGCACCAATTAACGAAGGCTCCGCACCATGGTTGGTTGGCTTTCTGATACTTGGTTTTATTTTCGGGAACTGCCTCTTCGAT